GCGTGTTTTTAACCGCTTCACTGCGTAATATTTCACCCTGCTGTGCGACAAAGCGATTGAGTTTGACCTGTGAATTCGCTATTTTATCAAGCTGTTTATACAGCTCTTCAAAGCCTGTAATCTTCATTCACGCCTCCGTTTTAGCATATACCGATATTTCCTGATGCGTCATATACTTGAACGCTTGCGTCGCCCAAAACGTAAACGTCTGACCTTTGTGCTTAACAATTAATTTGTCATTAGCCAGAATCGTGTAGTCCGGTGCTAAACATAACCGTAAATCGGCCGTTACGAACGTTACGCTATTGGTTGGAGTATTATCGAGGGTATTCTTCCCGGCTTGCCCTAGTTTACACGGTATATCCGCATATACTACGGTTTCGGTAAAAATATCCGCTCCAATATCGTCAACCGCTTCTACTTGCCTAACTACTGTAACACGATCATTACGCATATATCGTTCCAATATGCCCTGATAGTTAACCATTGCGCACCAACTTTCGATACAAGTTCAGTTTCGGCCGTATTTTACCAAACAGCTGATTACTTAATAAATCAGTAGTATCCGCATCCGCAACAGCAAACTCAAACCGTGTGTCATTTTCTTCAAGAGCCTTAAGTGGGCCCGTACCCATATGTTCCGGCTCTGTTATAAAATGCATGGCTATCAGATTAGCCACTGTAAGTACGAGAGTCGTTGGAAAATCGTCTCGGTGGCAATAATCGACAATATCGTATACAAACTGCTCAATTTGTAACTGCTGTAAAGGCGTTATATCCTCCACATCAGCGCTAATTTTAACTTTATCGACGATTTGTTCAATCGCCGTTTCAACACTAATATACGTTACCAATGTATCACCTCATTTTGGGCATGAAAAAACCGCCTACATAATGTAAGCGGTTTAAGCTATGTATTTTCTGAGTCTTTTATCATAAGCGGCATACGACTTTAAGAAATATTTGCAAGCCTCTTCTTCTGATAAAAACTCAATTCGGTCTACTTCTTTATTTCGCTCTAAGGCTAAATATACAAATTTATTACCTTCTTTGATTAAGCACAGAGGCGTTTCACTCAGTGGTTTTTGTAACGACCCGATAGCATAATCGTATGGCCAAATATTCTCTTTTTCCATAATTTTAGCTAAGTCATTCATCTTCATAAATTTCCTCCAGGAATTCGCCTAGTAAGTTCTTAACCCTATCCGGTAATCGGTATTGTATTCCCAGCCCTTTTTCGCCAAACCACGGTGCAATTAGCCCTTCTTCTACATTATCCAATAACTTAATAACTCTATACCGATGATAATTAGATGCATTCACATCAACCGTTCTGGGTAACGCCCTTGCTGTAAAATCTATATCCCCAAGGCTGACATATGAGCCCGTATCGCGACCATACCTTGTTAATACTTCCGTGCCGGGTTTTAGTGTAATAATTCTAACATCTCCTATCGCACCATTGTTTGGCGGATATATAGGAGCACCATTATCGTCATAAAATCGTTCTACACCTTCCTTAACTTTATTATAAGGCTGATTTCCTTCCGCGGCAAGTTTTGCAATAAATTCTACTGTCGGAGGTAAGTAATTTTTCTCCATGCCATACTCTTTATCACCTTCGATAAAAACTCGTTTATAGTCTTCATATGGCATAGTCTTAAACAGAGTTAACTTACCTTTATCCTTAGCTGGGTCGTACCCAGTTAACGTTCCGGCTATCGTACTACGGCAATTGGCGTGTAATGGTGGTAAATTTTCCCCTGGAATAGCATCGGCCACTTTGTACACTTCGTTGTTATGGTCCTTACAAACACGAGAAGTACGACTGTCCATGACAGCGATGAACTGATAATACGGCATATCGGCATCCCTGATGCTATCTAGGTTAGCCTGATTATTTACATAGTTCATTTCAGTCCTTACAAGTCGCTCCGCTTCCTTACGCCCCGAATCCATTGCTTGTTGTACATGCTTGGCCAATTTCGTATTGCTGATACCTCGGTGGATGCCATTAGTCACTTCACGCTTAATTACTTTGGCCAACTTTTCCGTATTACCCCAAAGGCGTGTACTGTAATTTTTTCCGCTCCACGGGTTAGCTAATACTTTAGCAATTTCCGCTTTACTTATTAAATTACGCGGCACACCAATTCCGGTAACACCTAAGTCGTAGCGTGCGTGGTAATAATTGTCCTCGTAAGCCCTTGTTAAAAACTCGGTCATCTTATCATCGACAATAATTCCCATAGACAGCAATTCTTTAATCGTGTCACCATATAGCTTATCGAGTCGGGATATGCGGCTTCGCATGGCCAATACATTAAGCTCTCTCAGTAGCTCTTTATTACCGGTAGCCTCGATTTGTTTTACATAGTCCGCTATATCCATACGCCATACCCTAAATTCGGGCTCGGTTAGCATTTTTTGAGCTTCAGCAATACTTACTGAGTTATCCTGTGAAAAGCGACCATATAAAGCATTTATTTCATTTTGAATACGTTGCAAGGATCGGGCGTATTGTTCTGCCAGCTCACGTTCAATCGTTTCCTGACTAATTTGAGTCCATTCGGCTTCCCGTTCCCGGCTACGTCGTTCCCAATACTTATCCTGTCCCATGCAACACCTCTACTAAACGATTTTGTGCTTAAACGCTACCATACGAATCTGTTTAGGTTCATATACCAATTCCCAGTTAGTTGCCGTAGACATTTCTGCACGGCTAACAGTTTCGATATTGGCACGAGTTGTGGCGGTGAATTTAACCCCACGTGGATGAAGAATCTGTACACGACGGTTAATTAAGTAATCCACACCGGAACCTTTGCGTTTATCACGGTCGGTTTCAGTAGGAACAAAGCCAACCGGAGAACCATTACCTAATGCAATCGCACCGGAACCGAATAAGAAGGACGTGTATACACCACCTTCTACCGGGCACCCGTCATCGATGATTACGCGACGTCCCTGGTAAGTGTCGAATTCCACGTTCATGGAATCACGTTCAGTTTCAAGCAAGTTATTTTTGAGTAATAACGCATGTGTTGCAGAATGCATGACAACAGCCGTAAGATTAGCCTTGCTATCACCCAATAACTGGCAAGCATCAATAAAGCTGGATGCACTGAACACCGCCGCACGACCGGTAGAACCGGAAATATCCAACACGTGCTGCTTCATTGTAGTAGCGCCGAATACGCCTTTTAATGTTGCTAACAAGTCTTTCTGAAGTTCGCGTGCCCAGTAAGCACCGACTAAAGTACCAATAGCTTTCATTGGATCCGCGCCGGCTAATTGAGCACTTAAATCGGTCGCAGACCACATCTGTGCGCGACGGAATGTTGCCGATTGGTCCTTTTTAGATCCGATTTTCTGTGCGGTTAAATCTTGACCTTCAATAACATCAGACGCATCACCGGTCAAATCGGCGAAGAATGGCATATTGTGGATAGATGCTGCTTCGCTTGCCAATTTGTCAAATTCCGGGGAATTAACCACGATGCCACTTTGTACTAATGCACTTAATTCCATAGTGCGCTTGATAGTGTACGGTGTAAAAATTTCAGGTACGATTACATCACTTAAAGTAGTTCCCATTATGTTCCTCCTAGTCTATTACAATGCCCGCAGCGGCCGCTAATCGACGTGCCTCTGTTGGGTTTTCCTTAAATAATTTACCTTGTTCTGTTAAGTTTTCCGTTTCGGCCGCAAACGGATTCACTGTAGGCGTCTGACCGCCTTTCGGAGTGTAGCCCTGATTTCCGGATGTGGCTTTAAATAAAAATGCTTTATTTTTCTGTAACGCTTCTACCTGTTCCGTTAATCCAGTAATACTACCGTCATCATTCACAATTAACTTATCCCGATTAATCAAACCACTAACAATATCAACGTCCTGTGCTTTATCGACAATTTGTAAGGCAATCGCATTATCGAGCTTTAACTTTTTGAGCTGAGACTCATATTCCGCTTGATCGGCCTTCTGCTTCTCGGTTAATTCGCTGATTTGCTTTTGCAAGCCTTCTATGTCTTTGGCACCTTCCGCTTGTTTTTGTAATGCTTTCATTTCTTTATTGCGGACTGTTAACTGTTCTTCCAAAGCTTTTTTTGCGGTGTTTACTTCGTTAAAGCGTCCTTTTGGCACGTATTCCCCGTCGAGATATGCCTTAATAGCAGCCGTCGCCGCTTCTGCTTTATCTTCAGTAATTCCTAATTGTTTTAACAATTCTTCCATTGTTGTCCTTTCCGGTTTTTACCGAGGTTACCTGCCTCGAGACAATTAAAGCAGCGAAATATTACTATTTCGCTTTGACTGTTCGTTTTGTAGTTTTAGGTTTTTCTTCAACTTTTACTTCTTCTACCGGTTCAGGTACAAGTTTTACATCTTCTACCGGTGCCGTTTCGGTTTCAGGATATACGTTTTCTTCCTTCATAACCTCTACCGCAGTTTTATACGATGTTACACAATACTGTAATACGGATTTAACTTCGCTAGTCGTGCCATAAACTTCGTATAAAAGTTTAACCGGTGCATCCTCTCCAAATGATTCAATATAAGCTCTAAGCGTTTCCATCTTCTTCACCTCCCGTGTTGTTAAATTCATACGATGCCAGTTCGGCTTCTTTTTCTTTGGCCAACTGTTCTTCTTCGGCTTCCACGTCTTCAACAAATGGATGTGCCTTAATAATTGTTTTATCCGAAATAATACCCTTAGACTTCGAACACATATCCACTAACTCGGCGTCATTGCGAATCATGGTGCGTGTCCATGTCTGAATAATATTTTGTGGCTTAATACCTTTAAATCGGCATATCGCTCGGATAAATTGATTAAAGCTTAACCGGAACTCGGTTTCCATGAGGCCCGCCTTAAGTTCGAGTAAAGCATATAAAAACTTCATAGCTTCTCCGCTAGTCCCGTCGAGGCCTTGCATTTCCGGATCAATACCTTGCCCCATAGTAAATATAGACTTACGAGTAATTTCCAAAGCCTTTTCACGGGCTTCGACCGGAATATCGATAGTTAACGTTGATACCCCTGATTTATCTTCGGAACCGATGGAGTCGACTTGAATTGTTTTAAAACACTTCAAATCGCGGATAAACTCATTCAGGTCTTGACCGCCGTAGTTAGTTAATACGAAAATAACCTCTTGAATATCTTCGAGGTCATTAATAAAGCCGCTATACGTTTTATCGTACGCATCGATTAAGCGTTTGATGCGGTCCAAGTCACTATAGCAGTTTCCATTGTTCTTAAATGGTATGAATGGTACTTCACCAAGTTTATGCACAAATTCATTGGCGGCATCGGATTGATTCTGCTCCATGAACATGGCAAACATATCATATGGATTTAAGCCTTCGTTAATACTTAGCGACTTTTTCTTACGATAGGCTCTGCATATCGTATCGTCCCAAATTTCAAACACATCATACGCATCACCGGTAGCCACGTCTAATTCTTCGTAACAGCGTACGGCCGCTTGTAAATTATGCTCTAAGGTGGTTCCCCAAATAGGTATAATTTGTGCCGACGGTACAACACCCCATTTGAATTCGTTGTCATCAATCCAATAATGGAGCCAAGCAATACCTGCATTCGACGCATTAACGCATAATTCTTTCGCATTTTTCTCATATGTATCACCTAATACCTCGGTTACTTGCTTGTTCTGCTCATCCGTGCCTACATCAAAACTAGGCGGCGAGGTAAACATATAACCGGCCTTTTGGTCCACTAATAAACTATGAAATGCCGATGGAATACGATTATCTGCATTCCGCAATTCCGGTTTTTCCTTATCCTCTTCTTTTTTCTTCTTTTCATGCAGAATGTCATTTTGATTCGCGTAATACCGGCGAGCGACTTCATCGGCCATTACAAAATTTATGTGACCGGCAATGAAGGTTTCGAGTAACTTCTTCGCACCGGCTAGCTTATCATTTATCCCCGTTTCCAAATCTTATCCCTCCTTTTCTAATTTTTATCAGCGGTTCCAAGGCATACCGCATGGCGTCCATTAAATGATTAAAATCATCAATTGGCTTATTCAGTTTTTTACCGAATTTATCTTCGTCCCAAGCGTAGTTCATGATTTCGGTTATGAAATTCACGCAGCGAGGGTGGATGATAATCTTATAATCTTGTAATACCTGAATTCCGGCATTAACGCTATCCTTGCCTTTTAAGGCCGCAGTAATACGTCGCAATCCTAATCTCCTTAAATGCACAATAGACTTAGGCTCCGCTGAATCAGCTCGAATACGTTCTTTAGCGTAGCCCATACGAGTAATCGTTTCTGCGATTTCGTCATTAGTTAGTCCTTTTTGATACATCTCATCAAATACATAGATCTCTTTGGCTACCGTATCAACTAGCCCGCAAAACAGTGCCGACGGATCGTTAGTAAAACCGAAGTCAAGGCCGAAGAAACTTTGTACATTTGGTCGCTTACTTATTTCAGTAACATCAAATACCCGTTCTTCCCAATTTTCGTACACAAGGCCTTCGACAACACCCCAATCGCCTAATCCAGCGACTTTATAACGTCGTGGATTATTGAGTTTCATATCCTCGAATACTTTTATATCAGAAGGGCTTAAAAACTCATTGCAGGTGTAATTGGTTGTAAGGGCTAATACGTCCGGGTTCTTTGTGTCAAAAAATCGCTTCTTAAGCCAATGACGCTCATTCCACGGGTTAAAGGTAATCGTTATTTGGTGCCATAAATTCGGGGGTAACTGGCCACGAATGGATTCATTCAGCATATCAAAATCTTCTTCATTCGTGATTTCGTACGCTTCTTCAATCCACAGCCAACACAACGACCCTGAATCTACGGCTACCGAAGTAACTTTAAGCGGATCGTCTAAACCTCGAAACAGTATTTTTTGACCGGTAGCAATAACCGTAATCTCAAGAGGGCTTTCGGTAAACCGGAACAGATGATAGCATTTCAGTCGTCTTGCCGCCCACTTAAGCTGTGCGTAGCAACTATCCTTTAAGGTCCTAAATACCTTACGAACCACTAACGCATTCGCTTCGGGGTACTTTAATATATTTTTAATAAGATCCAGTGCGGCCGTAGCCGATTTTTTAGATGCACGACTACCCTTGACCACACGATAACGTCCACGAAATCGGATAAACTTACCGTAACCCGCACCGAATATCTCCGGTAATCGTACCGGTTGATATTTGGCCGGGTCATAGTTAATCACTAATATCATCCTCTCCGACAAATATTGGCATTAATTCCCCGGACATTTGGACCTTATCAGTAAAGAGTTGATGGCGCTTACCCATCAGCTCGGCCGCTTTTAATCGATCACGAGCGGATATCTGCTTAGTCATAATCTTAGCTTCGCTATATCCGTCTCCTGAGCCCTCAACCACTACCACTTCTTCATCGAGCTCACCGCGCATGGCCTTAGATAGCATCGCCTCCACTTCTTCAGCGGTGGCAATGGTTTTCTTAAACTCTTTGGCCCTTAATTCTTGAATGCGGTTTTGAACCTTAACATTCCTTAGCAGACGACTAGCCGTTACTTCCGCTGTTTTAGGGCTATATCCAGCCCGTATAGCCGCTTGCGTACCGTTCAAGTCAACCAAGTATTCAACACTGAACTTATCCTGTCTCGCTGTCAATGGCGTCACGTCATCACCTCCTTTTGGTCAATAAAAAATGCGGGGTATTCTCCCGCTGCAGGCAAAAGCCCTCTTACATCGCAGAATGAAACGATGTTACATCCTCGGCTTACTGGTGGATCCTGTAGGATTCGGACCTACGACCATTCGGTTATGAGCCGAGTGCTCTACCACTGAGCTAAAGATCCATGTGGCTGCCTAGATAGGATTCGAACCTATAACCGGTCGGTTAACAGCCGACTGAACTACCGTTGTGCTACTAGGCAATGTGGCGGAAGAGGTAGGATTCGAACCCACGCACGTTTAAACGTCTCGCTGTTTTCAAGACAGCTCCCTTAATCCACTTGGGTACTCTTCCATGTA